ATGCTCGTGCCAAAATGCTCTGCTACTTAAAAGAAAATAATTTATTATAAAGATATGGAGAAAACAAAAAAGATATTTGAGTGTAAAGGTGCTTGTATTGAAAGATATGTTGAAGAATTAGTAATTGGGTGTAAAAAGTGTATTAAGAAAACAATTTATCCAATAACAGACGAACAAAGAGTAAAGATAGCAGAAATACTAAATAGTAAACCCTATGACAACAAAAGATAAAGTGGAGGAGAGGATAAGAGAGTTAGTGCCAAAACTTAAAGAGTTAAAGTTTGGGTGCGAAGTTATCTTAGATGGAAAACTACATAATCCTACTGGAAGACCCTTATCATATAATCAATCGGTTAGGTTGGTTAATGAGGAAGTAATGACCAAGAAGGAATTTGAAGAACAAGCAAGAAAAAAGATTAAAGAAGTAATCGGCTCTCCTATCCACCTTGAACATCTCTTAATGGCGATAGAGAAAGTTGGAGTATTTTATAGAATATTTCCAACAGAAAAGAATATGGTTAGGATTGGAACTTTTATGAACGAAAAAGAAATGGAAGAAAAGAAAGCAGAGGGGACTTGTGAGATTGGAGAAGATTACGATTTATCCAAAACCTTTTTCAACCAATCAAAAGAATTATACTTATTTTTACTTAATATATTAACCAACCACTAATAAACAACTAATATGAAACTATCAAAATGCTGTCATTCAAGGGTTAGTGTAAATGAATCAATAATAATTACTCCTATGAATGGAGAACCACATCCAGCTTGTTATTGCACTAAATGTGGACTACCTTGCGACACAATAGAAACCAAAGAGGAAAAGGAGGAGACAATAGAACATTTAGTAACTGTTATTGGCACATTAGCTCACGGTAAAGATGGAGACGATGAATGGTTTAGTAAGAAGAGTTTTAAAGAAGCAGTAGCATATACTGATGAATTTATTGAAGAACTCCTCACCCAACAAAAAGAAGCTATTGAGAAGGAGCAAGAAGATTTAAGTCGTGCAGACCTATATGCTAAGGGTTATGCAGATGGAGCTAAAGAGACGGAGAAGGAGTGGCAGAGGAAAAACGCAGAACTTCTTGAGTCTCTTGCCGATATGTATGACCAGTATTGCGGAGAAGAATCAGGTCATTCTTTTATGTCGGCAGGAGAACAAGCATTAACAATACTGCAAGAATATGGAGTTATTTTAGGAGAAAATGGAATGGGAGGGGAAGGAAAGATTGATTACGAAAAGATTACTAAATTATTACAATGACTAAAGAAAAGATAAAAGAAAAAATTGATAAGTTAGAAGAAAAAAGATTTATGATTGAAACTAATTTATCAGTAAAAATAGGAAAAGACGAAAAAAGAATGGAAGAATTAGAAGATAAAATTAGCAAGTTAAAAGACCAATTATTACAATAAACTAATATGAAACTATCAAATTGTTGTAAAAGTAAAATAAGTATAAACGAATCAATAATAATTACTCCTATGAATGGAGAACCATATCCAGCTTGTTATTGCACTAAGTGTGGGCTACCTTGCGACACAATAGAACAAAACGAAGGGGAGGTAAAAGAACATTTTAATATGGCTTGTGGATTAACTGATTTAGAAAAAGGTAAAACCCCCACCCCAAATGATTGGATAGAGGAGTTTAAGAGAATGTGTGTTGGAAGTAATGGAGAAATGGTTACAGACCCAAATGTTTCATTAGTTTTTATTCATAAAATCCTCACCCAACAAAAAGAAGCTATTGAGAAGGAGCAAGAAGATTTAAGTCGTGCAGACCAAACACCGAACGACAATGGGAAAAGCACTATAACGAATTAAGGCTTTGCCATAATATTATCAAATCACTAATGAATAAAAATAGTTGTCCTTTCTGGTTTGGAGAAAAAGAAAAATTAGACCAGAAATATGGTGATTTATTAGTAAAAGTAAGTGATGCTTTATATGATGCAGAAGCATACACAACAAAAAAGTTTTAATATGACAACAAGAACTATAAATATTACGAATCTTTAGTTAAGCCTAAAAAGATATATAAAAGGTCGGATAATAATTTGACAAACAGTAATTAAAGGGTTAAAATATAAGTAATAAATATATAAACACTATGATAAACTTAAACGAACAGCAATTAAAAAACCTAGATAATTTCTTAGCAAGAGTAGAACTAAAAGGAGCTGAAGTAAATGCTTTCAATGATTTAGTAAAAGCTATTTTTGGTGGTCAAGTTGTACCAAACAATCAAGAAGTACCAGTAGAGAAAGTAGAAGAAGCCGAAGTAATCCCTGAAGTTAAAGAGATAGAGGATAAGCAAGAGAAAGGTAAGAAATAAGTTATGCCAAAAGGTATTTATAAAAGAAATCCAGAGATGATGACAGGTAAATATACTAGAAGTGAAGAACACAAAGAAAAAGTAAGGAAACAAATGAAAGGTAATATTTTTTCGTATGAAACCAGAAGAAAAATAAGTAATTCTATGGCTGGTAAAAATAGCGGAGAAAATCAATGGAATTGGAAGGGTGGAATATCCCCATTCTTAAATAAACTAAGAATGTCTTATAAATATCGTCAATGGAGGTCAGATGTATTTACAAAGGATAACTTTACTTGCCAGGATTGTGATAAAAAAGGTGGTAATTTAGTTGTTCACCACATTAAAGAACTTTCTATTATTTTAGAAGAATATAATATTAAGACAATAGAACAAGCCTTAAATTGTGAAGAATTATGGAATATCAATAATGGATTAACTCTTTGTAAAGATTGCCATACCAGAACAGATAGTTATGGGGTCAATAAAAGATATAAGAAGTAGTTTTATACACTGGCTAAGGCCAGTAATAAGATTATTAAAAACACTATGGCAGAAGAAGTAAAACCAAATCCTTTCGGAGCTAACGGAACTACAAGTGATCCCAGAGAACAAACTTGCTGGGATAATTACGTTAAAGGAATAGCAGTAGGCATAGAAAACGCCTATAAAGCAGCCATAGAAGCAGGATATTCAGAAGACCATTCAAGAAACATAACACTTCAAGGATGGTTCAATGAAAGACTTCGGAAATTAAAACTTAAAGGAATGCTCCAGAAGTCAGAAAGAAATCTTGATAGAGCTTTAGATGTAGAATGGGAAAACGATGAAGGTAAGATACAACCTGATGTAATGAGAATAGTTGTTGATGTTAGTAAGACAGTTTCTAAATCATTAGGTAAAGATGATTGGAGTGAAAGGAATGAACTAACAGGTAAAGACGGTAAGCCAATAGAGATTAGTCAGATAACAGGTATGAAAATACAAGAAGATGGAACTAACATTTCTAACAAAGAATAAAAAGCAGTTACAAGCTGCTTCTTTTTGGATAGACAATGAAACAGAGGAACTTTTATATGGTGGTGCCAAGGCGGGCGGAAAAAGCTATTTAGGGGCATCACTCATATTCGGTGATGCTTTGATATATCCAGACACTCATTACTTCATAGCTCGTAAAGAACTTATTGATTTAAGAAAGTTCACTATTCCAACTATCCACGAAGTATTTAAGAACTGGGGGATTAAGTTTGATGACTATGCTAAGTTCAATGGGCAGGATAATGTCTTTGATCTTTACAATGGCTCTAAAGTATTCTTAATTAGTTGTAGCGAAGTTCCATCAGATCCTTTATTTGAAAGATTTGGTAGTATGCAAATGACTAGAGGTTGGGAAGAAGAAGCTGGAGAAATATCAGAAGTAGCACATCGTAATCTTTCCTTATCAGTTGGTAGGTGGAAGAATGATGTGTATAAATTAAAGAGAAAGATATTACTAACAGCTAATCCAAAGAAAGGTTATCTCAAAAGGGACTTTGTAGATTTAGATAAGCAAGGAATACTGCCAAAGAATCGTAAGTATATTCAAGCCTTTGCAACTGATAATCCTTACTTACCGACAGACTATATCAATGCTCTAAAAAATGAGAAAGATTTAGTAAGAAGACAAAGACTATGGGAAGGAGATTGGGATTATGACGAAACTAAAGATTCACTAATAACCTTTGATTCTTTAACTGATGCTTTTAGTAATACAATAGTCAAAGATGGTCAGAAGTATTTAATAGTTGATGTAGCAAGACAAGGAAGAGATGCAACGGTATTAAACTTTTGGAATGGATTAGAATGCTACAAGATAGAAGTCTTTCAAAAGCAATCAACTGATGTAACAGAACAGACTATTAGAGATTATGCTAGTGCTGAAAAGATACCATACTCAAACATAATGATTGATGAGGATGGAATAGGTGGTGGTGTAGTTGATCACTTATTCGGTGTAAAGGGCTTTGTAGCTAATTCTACGCCCTTACAGACGGCTTCACAGATAAGGGGTAGATTGAGTAAGATTGAGAGTCCACTAATACCAAAGACTAATTTTACTAATTTAAAGACTCAATGTGCTTTTAAGTTAGCAGAACTAATCAATGAGCATAAGATAGCCTTCAAGATACCAGAGTATAGAGAGCAGATTATCGAAGAATTAACATCATTATTAAGACAAAAGAATGTTGATAGTGATGGTAAGAAACAAATTAAGCCTAAAGAAGATGTTAAAGAAGAATTAGGTAGATCGCCTGATATTGGAGATACTTTTATTTATAGGGCTTGGTTTGAATTAAGAAATGATATATCTCCTCAAGGAGAAGATATGGGAAAGATAATAGAGCAACAGAAAGAAATCTTCTTACGCAACGAAGCTAATAAAAAATTAAACTCAAACCGATGATAACTTTTATCCTTACAGAAGAAGAAGCTAAGATATTACTCTTTATGCGTAGTAATCCCCTAGCTAATTACCGAATAACTGAAATGATTAAGGGTAGAGTCTTTGATTTAGATACTTCAACAGCTAATATCAATTATAATATAGATGATAATACTATCTCAAGCATAAAGACTGATAGATATTACAGACCTTTAAAGAGAAAATGAAAGTAAGATTTAAACTTAAAACTGAAAAGGACAAAAAGTTCTATTGGTGTTATATATTCTCTACAAGAGAAGAAATGTATGATTGGAATAGAAAAGATGGATATGATGGTGGTAAGCATTATTTAGGTGTTTGTAGGCATACAACTAGATATTTAGTTAGTAAAAACGGTAGGACTAAAAGAATAAAAAAAGACGAGTTAGGATCTATTTCGCTAGTAGTAAATTATTGCACTTCTGGAATTATTGCTCACGAATGTTGTCACGCAACTAATTATTGGTTTAAATACAAGTATAAAGATTTTACTAAACTAGAAAAAAGTAAACACGATGAGATATTTGCTTGGGTGTTGGGTAATTTTAATAGGCAAGTATGGTATAACTGGTATAAATTAGAGGAAAAAGGAATAATTAAAAAACTTAAAGCTTGACAATAATCTTTTGTGGGTTTACAATAAACTCAAATTAAAAGTCTATCCTACTCCAAGGGGACACCAATTATCGGTGTTCCCTTTTTAATTATATGGAAATTGAAACAAACTCAAATATTGGAGAACTAGTAAGGTCAGCAGAAAGAAATTATGTCAACGGAACTACCACACAATCAAAGTATGTGGATTTAAACATGTATGAAGAAGTAAACACGATTGACGCTTACCTTAATTCTAAACATACATCTGGTTCTACTGACTCAAAAGATAGAGAAAAACCTTTCTTTAATATCTCAATAGCTAAGAGGAATGTTTGGTATAGGGCAACTGACATTGATAGAAAAGATATTAGAATACCAGCAACTAAAAGAGCTGATGTAATATCTTCTTTCTTAGCCAATGCTAAACTTCACGAATGGATGGACAGAGTAAACTTTGGTCAATTCCTTAATGACTGGGGTTTAGGTTTAGCTGGATATGGTTCTTACATCTCTAAGTTTATTGAAAAGGATGGTGTTCTTTATGCTATGAATATGTCTTGGCAGAAGATGATAGTTGATACAATTGACTTTGAAGGTAATCCTAAGATTGAGATACTAGAATTAACTCCGGCACAATTAAGAAGGAGAAAAGGTTATGATAAGGAAATGGTTGAAAACTTAATCGCTGCAGTTTCAGAAAGAAAGTTACTAGATGGAAATACTAAACAAGACAACAATAGTGATTATATTAGACTATACGAAACTCACGGAGAATTACCGTTAGCTTGGATTACTGGAGATGAAGAAGACGAAGAATATGTCCAGCAAATGCAAGTTATATCTTTCGTAGCTTCAAAAGAAGAAGGAAAGTTTGATGACTTTGTGCTTGTTAAGGGTAGAGAAGATATTGACCATTACTTCATTACTCACTTGATTAAAGCTGATGGATATACTCTTTCTACTGGTTCAGTTAAGTCTTTATTTGAGAATCAATGGATGGTCAATCACACAGCCAAGGCTATTAAAGACCAATTAGACCAAGCTTCAAAGATTATTTATCAGACTTGTGATCCTTCATTCGTTGGTTTAAACGCTTTAACTTCACTAGACAATGGAGACTTCTTGATTTGGGATAAGAATATTCCTAATGGACAACTATCACAGTTAAACAACAACTCACACGATATTACAGCTCTAATGAATCAGAGTAATCAATGGAATAGTTTAAGTAATGAGATTGCCGGTGTTAGTGAAGCGATGTTAGGTGATACTCCCCCTTCTGGAACTCCTTATAGACAAACAGAAATGTTATTATCTGAAAGCCACTCATTATTCAAGCTAATGAAACAGAATAAAGGTTTAGCTTTAGAGGAAATGATGAGAAAATATATCATTCCACATTTAGTTAAACAACTTGATACTACTGATGAGGTAGTTGCAACCCTAGATACTTACGGGATAGACAAGATTGATGAGATTTACTTGAAGAATGAACCAATTAGAAGAACTAATAGACGATTAGTAGAAGAAGTCATTAAGCGAGGAGAAACAGGACAGGAACTACCTAGTCAAGAAGATCAAGCGATGATGATGGAAGAAGAAACACAAAATGTCAGTAATGAACTTCAAAGTATGGGAGAGCAAAGGTTCATAAAGCCTTCTGATGAACCTAACAAGACTTGGAAAGAACTATTTAAAGACTTTGAATGGGGAGCAAAGGTAGAAATAACTGATGAGAACTCCAACAAAGATACTGTTCTTACTACTCTTAATAGCTTTATCTCCCTATTCTCTAATCCGAATATTGCTCAAGCTATGCAGACTAATCCAGCAGTTAAGATAGCAGTTAATAAGTTATTAAATGCAACAGGAGAATTAAGCGAAATGGAATTATCATCAATTAAAAACAATCCTAGTCCAGCAATGGCACAGCCAATGGCTATGGGTAAATAATAATAAATAATATGGCAGAAAATATAATACAAAGAGAGTTGTCAGGTTCAACAAGTAAAGTAGTTACTGAATCAGGTGCGCTTAAAGTTGGTCAAGGTGTTTTAAGAGGAATACTTACCACAGCAACAAGTTCAGGTACTTTAGTTATTTACGATGGTACTGAAGCTTCAACAGGAGCAACTACAACCTTAACAAGTTCTGGTGCTTGTGTCCCAGCAGTACACGGAAGTACAACACTAACAAGTAATGGTACAAACGTAACTGATGGTAAGATTGTAACTATTGGTGCTATTACTTATAGGTTTAAAACAACAATGGCTGCCGCTTATGATGTACAAATTGGAGCAAGTGCAGCAGTAACATTGGATAACTTAAAAGCAGCAATTAACGCTTCAGGAACAGCAGGAACAGAATACTATGCTGGAACATTGGCACATACTTATTTCGTAGCATCTACAAATACCGACACAACACAAGTAATAGTTGCTAGAACAGTTGTAGGGACAACAGCAACAGCAACTTTGAATGCCTTAGTAACAACAACTAATGAATCAACATTGTCTTGGACAGGTGGAACATTAGGAGATGCCACAGCATCAGTAACAACAGCAGGAGCAACAATAACTATTGGTTCAAGAGTATATACAGTAGTTACTAATTTATCTGAAACATCGGGAGCTAGTGCAGTAGCAGATCAAGTTATATGGGTAACTAATGAGGAAACATTTTTAGATAATCTTAAACAGGCTATCAATCAATCAGGTTTAGCTGGTACAGACTATTCAACAGGTACAACAGTTAATACTCAAGTAGAAGCAACAACAAATACTGCTAACACTCAAGTAATTAACGCAAGAGTATTGGGAGTAAGTGGAAATGCAATCGCTACCTCTACAACACTAGCTAACTATGCCTTTACAAGCACTGTAATGGCTTCTGGGGCAGGTGCAGACGCAAGGTTGTTACTTAATACATATACACCAGCGGCCGGCTCTCAAATAACATTTAATAACATAGAATTTGAGAATGGATTGTATTTTACAGTCGGGGGTACCTCAATATCAGCAACAGTTTCATATAAATAGGTAATAATATAGGTTATGGCACAACAAACACAAGTAATGAGATTCAGTGATAGTGAATTAGATATTATCAAAGGAACTTTCTTAGATAATTACGAGTTATTGATAGCAGTTAGAAAAGTAATGCTTCAAATGCCTCTCGGCGCAGTAGACTTAGCTATCTTACTAGTCTTTAAGGGTAAAGATGAGCTAAATAAGGTAATGCGTAAGACTTTCTTACCAGAACTAGATTCAGAAGCCCCATTAGGTCAAGAGATAGACTTATGGATGATACTACCGATTGATAAGATGACACCAACAGAAGCATATCCACACTTACAAGCTAATAAGATAGCGATTGATTACATAGATCAACAGTTAGAAACTTTAAAAGATACTAATAAGGTCGGCAAAATAAGATTAAGTGAAATGGTAGGAATTAAGCCAGACGAAACTGAAACCTATATCAATAATGTAGCGAGGAATACAATTATAGGCTTCACAGAGAATCAACTAGTTCAACTAAGGACTCTCGCTGAACAGAATAGAGAGACCGAAGAAGAAAGAAAATTAAGAGAATCAAAAGACAGTAATAAATAGGTTAATAAATCGGGACAAGCGTAAGTCCCTTAAAAACAGCTTAATATGGAAAATGAAAACAAGGTTACCTTGAATGCCTTAATTCAAGAAAAGTTAGACGGAGACACTGAATTTCAATCATCTTTAGAAGGTTTAGAAGATACAGAAAAAGACCAACTAATAGCTGATAAGAAAGCAGAGTTGATAGAGCAAGAGTTCACTGCTAGAGAAGAGAGAGCAATAAAAGCAGAGGAAATTGCTAAGAATCAAAAATCAGGGCCGAGAAGGCTGAAAGTGCTGCTAAGACAGCAAAAGTAGAGGACAAGACAGAACTAACATCAATGGATGTAATTGCTATCACAAGGGCAAATATAGCCGATGATGACATTTTAGAGGTTACAGAGTATGCCAAATTTAAGGGAATATCTATCTCAGATGCCCTTAAAGATGATAAGTTAAAAGCTATTCTTAAGCTCAATGATGAGAAAAGAACAGTTGCAACTGCAGCCAATGTAAATGTATCTAAAAGAAGTTCGTCAAAACTTTCTGATGATTCTATACTTGCTAATACTGAAAGAGGAATCTTCCCAGATGACCCATTAGAATTAGCTCAAGCTAGACTTAGAAAGAAAATGGGCAAATAGATATATGGTGGTAAACATATTTGCTAATAGGTATAATTAGTAAATATAAAAAAATGAGTAATACAATTAGTACAAAAACATATAGGGACAAGTACAGAAGTGCTTCTCTAGACACATTGTTAAGAGCAGCTTTAGTAGCAGAGAAGGTTTGTGAGGTTGACAGATCTAACTCTAAGACAATTCAGAACCCTTATGGTTCTCAACCAACAGCAACAGTTCAGGCTTTAGCTGGAACTTACACACCTGCAACATTCACTACAACTGATGACACATTAACAGTTGCTGATGAAGTAGTTATCGGTGAACACGTTTACAACTTTGAAGCTTTGTTATCAAGATTTGATTTGTTTGCTAACAGACAAGATGAGATTAACTATTCAATCGCAACAGCTATTGATAAATGGGTAATCAACTGTTTATGTGAAGATGCTAACGGAACTTATTCAACTCCAAGTGGTGGATTCACAACTGCTGCTAACATCAATGTAATTATGTCTAACCTTGCTTCAAAGGTAGCTGGTTATGCTGATGCTTACAAAGGATTGTTCTTGATTATTGAGAACACAGATGTTCCAGGATTCGTTCAAGCTCAAGCTACAAACGGATATTCATTCGCTGATGCAGCTTTGAAGAATGGATTTATGTCTAGTTATATGGGAATTGACATCTATGTAGTTAGAAGTGGAACTTTCGCAGACGAAACAACTTCAACTGCTTCTGGTACAAAGACTTGGACTAACAGTGGACACAGAGTATTCGGAGTAAAGAATGTTACAACTTATGCAGCTCCAAGAAACATTACTTGGGATGAAAAGGGAGTAACAGGAAAGACAGGAAAAGAAATCTGTATGGATGCTTCAATCGGATTCAAAGCTTGGGTCACAAAGTATGACCTTATTATCGATATTACCTTAGTAGCCTAAGTCTTAATCCCCCTTCTTTAGGGGGTTTGGGACAGGCTTTCCACCGATTCCTGTCTCATACTCCCCCAAGAAGGAGATAATTATAAAGTATTAAAATATGGCAAAAGCAAAAGTAGTTAAAGAAGAAAAGGTAGAGGAAACCTTACCAGTTGAACAACCAACAGAACAAGTAATTGAGCCAGTAGTTGAACAACCAGTAGAAACTCCTCAAGTTTCAGAACCTACTCCTGAAGTCGCAGTTGTAAGGTCTGAAGCTTATAAAGCTATGGAAAGTTTAATTGAATCTTACAGGAGAACATCAAGACCTGAAAAGTTTGCAAGAAAATTACCAGAGCTATTAGCAAAATTAAGTAAATTATAATCATGGCAGTTCCAAATGGGTACAACCCAACATTCGGTGGAACAGTAACAGCAGCACGATTTGTTACCACTACTCAACCAGCATCATACACCGAACCATCATTGGGAGTAGGTGTTTATGGTACTCCAGTAGTTGATACTTCTTTGTTAGACAACATTGCTTTTACAAGTAATATGTCAACAGGAACTAATAAAACAACTGCTGATTCAAGTTCAATGGCAGCATTTATTGGTTGTAAAAATACCGCAGCAACAGTAAATAACAAATTACAAGGATTGTTAGTAAGTACGACAGTTCCTTATAACTGTTTTGATGCTTATGGTGTTCAAGGACATATTGCTTTAACAGGAGATTTAACAGCTAACAATGGAGGTGCTAATAATGGTAATCTTTGTGGTGTTAGCGCTAAAGCAAGTGTAACAACTGGTAAAACAGTAGTAGGAACAGTATCTGGTCTATTGATTACAATGGATGGTGGTGGAACTGTAACTGGTAGTCATCAAGGTTTATGGATGGATACTACAGATGTAGTTCTTGACCAAGCCTTCTTAGTAAGTGGTGCAGCTTACGCAACATTGTTTGCCTTAAGTGAAGGTACAGGAGTAGTTAATTCAGGAACAGTAGCAGATGGTAATGGAGTTAAAATTGCAGTTAAGGTTGGTTCAACAACTTACTGGATTAATGCTCACCCAACATCTCACAATTAGTTCTTTCCCTTAGTCCTCTTTTTTAGAGGATTAAGATGAGAGAATTAAATTAAAATCAAATGACTTTTAATAATACAGTAAGTAAAAATGGAATAGTACAGTTCGCAGAAAGACTTTGCAAATTAGGCGATGGTGGAATTACCAACGATGCAACTCTATTCTTGCAATTTACAGGAGATATTAACCAAGCATACAAAAAGGTTGCTATGGCTCTTTTAAGGGTTGATAAGAACTGGAAGTGGGATGATTCTAACTATACTGATTTTCCTATCG